AAAAAAAAAGACACCCTTTCGGATGTCTTTAAAAAATAGTTCTATACTGTAGTTCCTGTTGAGTCAACCCAGCCATTGTTAGTAGCATTTCTCCAAATTGGCTTATTAAGAGTTGTATCAAAATGAGGCATTCCTGCATAGGTGCCCGATGTCGGTCTATTTGCAGTTGCACTAGTAGTAATTGTTTGCTGGTATTGAGCTGTCTGTTGAGTTCCGGCTGGTAATGCTCCTGTTGTTGCAACAAGTGGTGCTAGATTAGCCCAAACGATATTAACAATCGTTCCAGATACCGGGTTAGTTAATTCATGTAGAGGGTTAAAATATAATTCCTCATATACACCATTAATTCTCGCGTATAACTGGATTACAGTTTGAGATGATGTATTGGATGTTACAATAGTCATAATGTCAGTTGTCAAAAATGAGCTATTGTTATTCATTAAGAAAGTCTCTATAACAGGGGCGGACCCCATAGCTGCCTGCTGCTTAACTCTAAAGTAGACTAACCCTCTTTGAGCGTTTGTAACGCCCGAAACCCCACTCAAGAAGCTGATTAAGCCGCTAGCCATTTGGTACTGTGCTGTCATAGTAACTGTACCGATTAATGCCCACTGACTAGCAGTAGCTCCTGTATTTGATGTCTTGTATGGCATTTTTCTTACGTACTGGGTATGTGGGTCACTAGCACTTGTATGGTCTGTGGTAATTACAGTCTTCCCACCCATTGTCAAATTATTAAAAGACCCATCCTCTAATACACCAGAAACTTGAGTCCCCGATGGGAGTGTAGATAGATACTGAAGACCATTAACTATTTTCAGATACTCTCCGAAAATTTCATGGATAACTCGGTATCGAAGTACATCAAATGAAAACTTGATTTTTACATACAGCTCTACTCTTGTTAAAGATGAATCATTTTTAACTACAACAGCAGCCACATCAGTAGAGGTCATTCCTATAGGGTTTGATACTACTACGTTAACTACTGGAGCAGAGCCCATAGCCGCCTGCTGTTTAACTCGGAAAAAGATATCCGCATGCTGGTATGTTGCTGCTCCATTCTCCCCTCCTGTTACTTTAATAACTGCGTACGTTTGGTTATATTGGTTAGGGATTTCTACAGTAGCGATCTTAGTGTATTTACCTACGTCAGCAAGAGAACTAATCATAGAGTTACCTAACTTAGGGAGTANAATCGGGAAATCTCTAGTAGTTAAAATAGTATAACCTCCGGCTGTTGCACCTCTTTCTAAATTACTCATTATTCATTCACTCCTTTGTAGTCCGCCGCAAATCCGTTTTTCATAGCACTAAATGAAGGCTCATGCTCAAATGAATATGAATCTGTAGTCTCTGTTGTGATATCCCACCACCATAGACCTTTCACCCATGCATTTCTTTTACGTAGTACATGAAACATAGCTGTAATATAGTCAGCTTGCTCTTGGTTATCTTCTGTACCGCTAAAGGTTGTTCCGGGTGCCTTATTAGCTCCGTCCACTCGAGCCATTCCAATCTCAGTAAATACTACAGGTTTACCGTGTGATAGTTGCCATTTCTCTAAAGTTTGTACCCAGTTTACTCCTTGAGAGTTTAAATACCATGCGTCAATCATTTCACTAACTGTTGGGTTGTCTTTGTCTGTCATACGACCGTAAAAATCAATCCCTGCAAAATCTAGTAGATCGATAAAGCAGCAAGTGAAAATTTCATTATCATAACGAGAACCGTCACCATTAGCTGCGTATGTCAACTTACCAGAGAATACAGAGCGGACAGCTGAAATTAAGTCCTCCCAATAAGAGCGGTAGTCTCCAATAGACATACTAATCATTTCACAACCTAGACAGAAAAATTCAGCGCCTACACTCTGAGCTAAAGTAGCTTGCTGTACCATCCACGTTTTATAGTTTGAAAACCATGTAGCAACGTTCGTAGGGGCGATTCTTCCTCTCCATGTACCGTCCCTTACTTCTACGTGCGGCTTTAATGCTACCATTAAACCTTTGCTACGTGCTTGGTTACAGAAGTCTCTAATATCAGCGTCAGGCTGTTCCTGCCCTTCAAAAGTAGTAGAGGTATATGTTGTCATAGGGTTTGAGGTACATAGTACCATAATGTTCATATTAGCTTCTTTAGCTATATCGATCATCTGTGTAGCTCGGGCTCCTCTGAATACGCTGGGTCTCCATCTACCAAAAACGTTTACCCCTCTGTAGTCTAGATTAGTGCTTCCCGTACTGCCCTCTCCTATGCTCTGTTTAAGCTCCATAATTGCTTTAATTATATCTGGTGTTGGGTCATTAAGGTTAAAATACATATTATCTCTATCAAGAGGTTTGTTTGACATTGTGTTGCCTCCAATCTTTTATGTAAAATAGGGGAGATTTCTCTCCCCTCTAATATAGCTAAAGTTACTTCTTTTTTGCTTTATCAAGCAATTCCTGTAGCTCTTTTTTCAAAGCCTCTACGTCTGCTAGATTCTCTTTGAGAAGTCTCTGGGATTCCACCAAAGACCTCTCTCTATTTGTAGGAATAAACAACCGTGCTTTAGAGCCCGGGTCACGCTTCTCTAATGGCATTTAATTCACTCCTTATACTTCATTCTTAAATACTGCTGTAAATCTTCGCACCCGTGGGCGTACGAATCGATTATCTGCTCGTAGCTCTAGTTTTAACTTAAGCTGCTTGCTATTAGCCGTAACCGTTTTTGTATGCGTATAGCGACTGAACTCTGTAGACTGAACAGATACTGTCGGAGCTGGTAGTGTATTCCACGTCTGCCCTCCGTCTAGAGAGTATTTAGGAGTTACAGTCGTTCCAGCAGGTAAAGAAGCATCGTACGCTACCGTCAACGTGTTAAATGGAGCATCTGAAGAATCAATATTTAGAGTTACATAATCTCCGCTTGTCTCTGAGATGAAGCTTACAAACATTAAATCCTCTAGAGTTAACATTGGAGAAATGTATCGGTTAGCTTTAAATGTTGCACGAAGCTTAACCAGCCCAATTACTGTTCCTGCTGTAGTCTGCTCTAAGTAGTTTACTAACGGCTGCCACGGTACACTATCGATGGAGATAGTCCCTACATCCGATTTAGGTACCGTTTTAATTTCCCACTTACATCCTGTGTTTGCAGGAGTTAAGTAAGTAGCCATTAACAGCAACATATCTGAATCAAGATCAGCCATTGAGTTAAATTCTACTACAGCATCTTCAGCAAATACCGCAGTGTACACGTTGAACTTAAGATCAGATTCTTGGTGAACTGTCCATGTACGGGCATTTGATGAACTGAATAGTACACCATTTACATAAGGTTGTGAAACTACCTTTTGCGTAGGAGCATCTACTCGGTTCTGACCAAGTGTACTAATCCAAGCTGTATAATCGTTACTGTCTGTAATCATTACCAGAGCGTAACTTTGTCCAGCCTTACACATTAACGGGTCATCTAATGCTACCTTTGTTGCTACAGAAGCATTTGCAGATGTCTTAACCTGTGCAGGGGTTAGTATGCGTTCTGCGTATACAGTTTGGTTAGGGAATCCACCCTCTGATAGCCCACGTACTTGCACAATGATATTGTCTGTAGTAGACTTAGAAGCAAAGAATACGTCAAAGCTTGTTACTACTCGGTCTTGAGGGAATACAAACGACTGAGCTAATGGGTCATATAGATTAATTGTAACTCGAGTTTTTGTAATAACCTCTTCTGTAGTTTTCAAAGTCCCTTGAGCTGTATACGTAGCAATAGCCATGTTACTAGCATTCTGTAAAGTTACCTCACGGATACCTGTACGAACACCTGCCGGGATTGTGAATTTACCTGTTGCTTGCCCAGCTGCATTAGCCATGATCGTTCCAGTTTCCGAACCTTTTACTGTAGAACCAGTAGGAGTTATCGGAATACGTAGACCGTCAAATGTCAAGAATAAGTTATTAGACATTGGTTGCAAGTTAGAAGCAGAGAAAGTAATATCACGTTGTCTGATAAACTCAATCGCTGTGTTTCGTATTGTTGTAGAAACATCTGTAAGTGTACCTGTACGTCCATTAGCTAGATCATATTGGTAACCTAAACCCATGTCCCAGTTTTGGTTTCCGTCTAGGTCGATATTATCTACATATTTACGTAGATCCTTGTAGTAGGAAGTTTGTCTTCCGTGAGCCCACCAACGGTCCATACGGATTGTTTCTGTTGTTTCTTTGTTAACCGTAACCTTTTCGTTCTCAATCCAGTTATCGGCACCCGGAGTTAATTTTAACACTCCTAATTTATTGTAAACTGCGTACGGATTAATGTTCATAGCCTGTGTTGCTAATGGCTGTGTAATCTCTTTAACCTCCGTATAAGGGGCTGTGACAAGTCTACCCCAACTTGCAGCTACTGAAGAGTTACTAGCAAACTCTGGGGCTCTCATTTGATCTTCTGGAGCGTTTACTTGTAATGTGATACTAGCATCGTCAAAGCTCATAGCTACAGAGGATAAGCTTAAGTCCATACGAGAGAAGTCTACAAAACCGTCTGCAAATACTCCACGAAGAGTTAATGGGTCATCTGTAACGATAGCCTTATTCTCTAATGCCTCGATCGCTTGGTTATATTCAACATTCTCTAGCCGGTCTTTCAGGTTAGCAATCTGTGGCATTGTTAAACGGAATACACCGTTATTTAAAGCCGTTGCTGTATCTGAGTTAGGGTAAACAAATACCTCACCGATCTTAAGCGTTAACGGGTCTTCATGTGCAGGTGCTTGAACTAGGCTTGAACGATCTGGTTGCCCTTGAATAACCGTAAATTGTCCAGCGCTGTTTAGTGTAATAACATCTGCTCGAGCTAAATAGTAGTCATAGCTTACACGAACTAAACTTTTATCTTTAGGCTTAAGTCCCGACATACCATTAAAGTCTACAGTTGTAGTCCAGCCAGCTACTCCATCGATCGGAACTGTAGTTACTTTGTAATCTACGTTGTTCTGCATTACACGGTCATACTCGAATGATAGTTTGTATGATGTTCCTGTAGCAGGTTCCTTACCATTAAGACCAGTATCCCAGTTTACATACATTACTCCGCTGTCCTCAATAAGAGTAAAGTCTGCTCCGTACGTGTAGTAAACTTCAGGGCTAGTAGTCCAAAGGATAGCTGTAGAAGGGTCTACGCTTGTGTATTGAGCTGGTAAGCCATCACGTCCACCTGCATTACCTTTAGACATCGTAACTCCACCTGTAGGACTTAGAGTACGTGCCATTACTTGTTTTACTTCTTTTACATATGCGCTGCTAATTTGGTTCTTACGAACGTTCGCATCATATGAATATGTTTCCTGTGCAACGTTTTTAAATTCTGTGGACTTATTTAATGGGATACGAGTAGATGTAGGTTTAGAAATGCGATAACCTAATACATATCCGATTCCTCGGTCAATTACTAAGTCTACTTTCGTATTATCTTGGCTCTTCTCTGCCCACATTTTAAATCCTTCTACTTGGTATGAGCCAGATTCTTCATATGTACGCTGTGCTAAAACATCGTTAATCATAGTGAACTCTGGACGAGCTGGTTCTACGAATAATGCACCGTCATTAAATTCATAAATCGTAGGAGCACTATCGTCATTGTTTGTTAATGCTACAGTTTCTACCAAACGATCTGCACCTTCTGAAAGGTAGTTAGGTGTATTTTGAGATGGGTCTAATAGTGTTTCATCGTCATCTGAGGTAACAATAGTTTGCACTACTTTAACACCGATCTTCTCATTTCCAGTGCTATTAAAAGCGATAGATTGCTTTTTAAATTCTCGGATTTTACCTGCTAGGTAAACACGTCCATCCTCGATTGTGATTGTCTTTGCAGTTGAATCAATTGAGAAAGACATACCTGTCTGCATAGCTCCATCTGAGAAAATGCTATCTCCAAGTTGTCGAATATCGTTATCTTTAATCGATTGCATTTCATTTAGCTCTGAAGGTTGTAGAGCCATATCTGGTTTAAATAGGATTTTATTATAGTTTTTCTCCGGGTCAAATCGATCATTGTACGGAGGTTCGTTTAAATTTACATCAGCCAATATATTTCACTCCTTCAATAGGGATACGTCTAATACTAATATAACAGTACCTAGTTCATAACTTTATTATACCATATAATAAAAAGGAGCCGTGTTAACGACTCCTTATGACCGGGATAGATGTACTGTAACTCCGGCAGGTTTAAACTCATTAATAACGTCTATAATTCCCTCTGGGAACGGTTGAGAGAACTTAATATCGATTACCGCTACTGTATAGTACTCTCCAAGAAAATGATCGGGACCGCTTAGCTTAGAGCGTCCTAAGATAAAGACATTTGTATAAGGTTCGTAAATCTCGATGACTGATTCATAATCGTTTAGGAAAGCTCGTATGGCATCAATAATCGCTGGGATACTTCCTCTGCGAAGGACCATATACCCTTTGATACGGGCTCTATAAGCTGTATCCGATTCATTATCTTGTCTGAGTAATCCAAACAATTTACCGTATTGATCTAACCACTCCCCGGAAGAAGAATCAAGGGACATTAAAACTTTCGTTTCTATTGTTTCGGCTTCTGTATCCTTTAACTCCCTGTCTAAGGCATCTAGGATGGCTGCATTAGCTTTTGTTTTATCTTCCATACTTCTACGCCATCCGGGTAGTAAATGCTTTAAAAATGACATCTAGGCTCCTCCTTCCTATTGTAGTGTCACCGTTACAGTCCCTGCTCGAATTACCTCAGAACCCATTAAGTTTACATTGCTGCTTAGGTTAGTAAACTGTACATCGTATACGAGTTGTCTATCTAGGTACTTGATTACACTTGATAGGTCTGATAATACTAAGCTTTGGGAAGTTTTCATATTATTCAGATATCTTGAAATCTCTTCAGCGATTCTTGTCTTAAATGTTTCTGTTACGGCTGCTTTATTTGTAAGTGTAACCGTTACATTTACATCTATCGCTCTACGAGTTACCGGGTAAATTCGTACTGGAATACCTGCTGGTCGATATTCAAACATTGCTGTCTCAATTTTAGTCTTTACTGCATCAGGTAAGTTACCGTTACGATCATGTGCGTACACGTTAATACGTCCCGTCTCCTCTTCGATAAATACCCCAGATACTTCATCGACTGTACGTGCCCCATACTCAATCGCAGGAACTGTACCTCGACTAAGAGATTTAATAAAGGACGCAAAACGAGAACGTTGCTCCTCTAATGGCTCTTGGTCTTGTCCAGTCTGGAATGCAGCAGGGTTGTTTACAGTTCGTACATTTGCAATAGGGGACTGCATGATATCCAGCACGTTAGCTGGAATATTTCCTACAGTTCCAGCAGTGGTACAGTGTACCTCAAACTCTGCCATGATAGAACCTTTAGGGATAATATAGTCTACTTGAGTAACATAGATTTGCGGATACGCTGCTAAGCTAGAACTAAATCGAGAGCCCCTAGACAGAATCATATCAGTTTGTGTAGAGTTATGGAATGTTACTTGAACATTTCCATAAGACTTAATTGCTTTCTTTCTATCGAAGCTGAATGAGCTGTATACGCCCTGTTCTATAGCCTCTGTCATGTTCTCCCTAGTCAATACATAGTATTGCTCTAACTCAATGGAGAAAGCCTCATACAGGGCTCTAGCGGCACTACCTACAGAGAAGTCATTAATTTCATTTGTATTTGTAATTGTGTAATCCACTAGACGGGAATAAATCTCTGACATACGTTTAAATCGCATGGTGCCCCTCCTCTCAATTTATCGAATCTTTATAGTTATCTAACAATACAATCGGTCCGTTTTGTCTTGCAGAAACTACAAATTCGAATGCCTGCTCAAGTGTGAGTGTAGAAATACTAAAGGCAGCTGTGTATGTATTCCCTGCAATGCTTCGGTTGATCAGATTGCAAGCTGTAACTCGGCTATCTGTTCGGATTGTTCTTTCAATTTCTAAATCTATTAATGCTGCGTTTTCCTCTGTACCTTTCATACCAACATACGTATGTAAGTCAGAACCATATCTAGGGTGCCCTACATAGCTTCCTCGAGGAGTAGAGAGACGAATGAATAGGGATTGCTTTAGGTTTTCAATTCCTCGTACAGTAGCTAGGCTCCCTCGGTTGTCTCCTTTTAGCTCTAAGGTTTCAAAGTCTCGTCCTGAAGAGGTAAGGTCCCTTGCAACAGGTAGAATGTTTAGGTCCTTACCTAGAGCTAGAGCATATAGCTCCTCTTGGTCGTACTCAGTTGTACGCTTAAGCTGTTGAATGAGGTTTGACTGTACGTCATCTGCCACCTTAATAAGCAATACATCCCCGATTGTAACTAGGTGGTCCGGGTTCTGCATCTTCTCTTCCACTGTATCTACAATATAAGGGTAACGAAGATCATTAAATTGTGCTAAACTTACCCACTCATTCATATTCCCTAACTGTTGTTGGGCAATACCCTGTAGTGTATCTCCGTCTCGTATAATATGTTGTAAGAATTTAGTCAATTATCTTCCACCCCTTTCACCCATGATCACGTCAATCTGATTCTCCATATAGCCAAAGGCAATATTCATGTCTCGTAGATTTTCAATCATATGATAATATTTTGGTTCTGTACTTAAGTAATCTGCAATATAGTTTAAATTTTTTCTGTGTCTCTTAATATCTTTAGCAGAAACATACTGAAGATTTGCAGATGCATTATCGATCATGTATAATAAAGCAAATGACTCTAGTACGACTGCTCGTAACAATGTGTAGATGTCAGGAGCATAAGAAGCTAGGTCACTATTTAGTGCTTTGTATACGATTGTATTAGGGTCTACTGTATCGCTCACTACTTCTATTTTACCACTGTTGATTAGCTCCTGAACTTTTCTAGCTATTACTGTTAGAGAGTATACAGGGTCATACAATGTAGAAACGAACGGCTGCTCTGAATCAATTGTATTCATTGGAATTGTTCCGTCCCCTAGTACAGGGACGCTTGAAATGAATCGGATTAAATCGTTAGAATAACTCATGATAATGTCCCCTTCGGTCTAAGGTAATAGCCAATAGCGTAGCCTAACCCTGTTTGTCCGTAAGTAGAGGACGTTGGTGAAGGCGCTTGTGGGTTAATAGGCTCCCCATCATACGGAGCTTGGTATTGACCATTTGTACCTTGATTGTAAATTCCACTACCAGATGACGGGTCAAAAGGAGTGGTGCCTGAATTGCCTCCTGCATTTTTACCTGAGCTGTCTTGTGCTCCTGCGCCTACTCCNGAGTTACCAGAACCTGAGCTACCTGTTCCGCCTGTACCGTTTGGTAAGGAAGGGAATCGGTTACCAATCTCCGGGCTTGCCACTTCATCGTCTGAAGGCTCCCCAGCTGAACGAAGTATATTAAACTTAATCTCATAACGGTGTGTTAGAGGTGAGTTAACATCTTGNGAGTACGTTACACCTTCTGAAGATAAGTGAACTACGTAATGCTCCATGTTCGTAAAGTCATGNAAGTAAAANTCTTCTGCCGGCTTAGCTCCGTTACCGCCCATAGCTGCATAGTCCATAAGGAACTTTTTCAGTTCGGCAATCTTCTTAATCCCTCGATCNCTAGCTACACCTGTAGGATTAAAACCTGTAGTACCGCTGATCGTTACTGTTGGAATATCACTTTGAAAGTCTTCGATTACGATACGACTTTTTGTTTTAATTGCTGTTGTTCGGTGCGGTCTACTATANACCATAGCCTCCGGGTTGATTGCAAAACGAAAGAATCTTTCACCGANCTGGAATGCAATTTTTCTTAGTACGCCTTGTCCGTCTGCCATTCCCATTGTTTATCACACCTTTCTATTATAATATAAGAAAAGGTAGGTTCCCCTACCTCATTTGACCCTCTCTAAGGNATATTTATCTAGTAGCTCTTGGGGAGTGATGTCGCCTATGTGAAGGTTACCATTTCTAGGAATATCGGACATTTGGAAAGCATAGTCTATGATCTCTGAGCAGATATATTTATTAGCTGCATTGAATACGGTAGATTCTCTTTTAAAGACTAGCCGCATGAACAATCCAAATATCTGCTTATAGTCATAGCCTACACCCACCATAGTTAGAGCGTTTTGTGCGATCGTGTGTTGCTGCTCTGTAGTTACATTCCTAAGTCGGTATACTTTATGAATCTCTTCTACGTAGTAAAGGTTAGAAATACGAGATTTAATAAATCTGTCTGCTTCTACAATGTTGTAAGAATCTATTGCTAGAGAAACGTGGCTGTATTCCGACTTGGAAACCTTACTAACTAGCCATCCAATAAAACCAGTAGGTCGATAGAATATAACATCTCCGGGTTCAATTTTAACCATATTGTCCCCTCCTCTCCCCA